AGATTCATTGAAAACGACTGCGATAGTTATAACAATGGGTATTCATACAAAATAGGTGGGTTGAAGAATCCAGCCGCATTCAAAGAGAAAACTAAAGACCTCATCATTAGGCGTAGACAGAAAGATGTTCTAAAGGATTTGCCTGAGTTGTCTAGACGATTCTATCACGTTGAATTGGATAGAAAGCTGAACAAGTCATACGCCAAACTGATGGAAGAACTCGAAGAGGAATACTACAGCGAGAGCAGCGGATTTGATAAGCAAGGTAAGATGCTAGCAATTATGAACAAATTGCGGCAGATTACAGGCATATCTAAGGTAACAGAATGTGTTGATTTTGTTACTGAGTTCTTGCTTTCAACAGACAGAAAGATTGTAGTATTTGCTCATCACCATGCCGCTGAAGACAAGCTAGAGATTGAATTAAATAACTGGCTTGTTGATGGTGGTTATGAAAAGTGCATGAGATTTCGAGCCGGTGATGATTTCGACAAGCGTGGTCAAGAGTTTAAGAATAGTAATTCAAGGGTAATGATTGCTTCTACACAAGCTGGCGGAGTTGGTGGGAATCTCCAATTCTGTTCAGATGCAATCATGTTAGAGAGACAGTGGAATCCTAGCAAGGAATCACAAGCGGAAAAGAGGCATCATCGATTCGGTCAGAAGAATGCAGTCGTTGTAACATATATGATTGCAACTGATACAATTGATGAATACTTCACAGAGCTAGTCGAGCAGAAGCGTGCAGTAGTTGGTTCTAGCTTAGACGGTGACGAAGGTAGTTGGGACGAAAAGAGCTTAATGACAGAGTTAGCTCACATACTTATCACAAAGGGGAAGAAGTCATGGAAGCTGTAACGTTTGACAGCAAAGGGAAGATTTCTTACAACGTAGATACAGGAGAACTTATCATTCCTGTTATCGACGAGAATGGTAAGAAGTTCAACCTGAAGTTAGCAAAGCCCGGTGCTGATTTAGTTCTTAGCATTGGAGCTGTGAGGTTTGAAGACGCAGACAAAGACGATGAGTGAGGTTAGTAGTGGTAAGCTCTTAAACATTCCTGATGAACCCAACAAAGATAACATTGATAATGTTTGTTGGAGAACAAGGGAAGGAGAGCTTATCCCAATCCGAATGTTAAAGGACGGCCATCTCAGGAACATTGCATTGTTCTTAATGGGGATGGGATATAATTATTGCGTAGCTAGTAAAGAGACTCGTATCTTATGGCTAGCCGTTCTCAGTTTTGAATGGGAACGTAGAATGGATTTGCGTACTAAAGAGAACGTTGCAAGGATAAGAGAACATCTTAATGACAAATCTGAAAACCGTCAACGTAGGATTGAATAAGTACTGCGGTCCAGCAGTATTATCAATCCTTACTGGCAAGTCTACAGATGAATGTGCAAGAGTCATTGGTAGTATTAATGGACAGTATAGCATAGCCGGTGTGCAGTTGAATCATTTGCTTCAAGCTGCAAATCGGTTAGGTTATGATTACTATCCAGTGATTCCAGCTAACAGCTTATATGGAACCATCGTTCGTATAGTAATGGCTAACGAAGATGGAATGTATATCATCACAGTTCCAAATCACTTCGTAGTAATCGAAGTGAAAGATAAGCGTGCATTCTTCTGCGACAATCATACGAAAGAACCTATTCCGGCATCATCATCGGCTAGGCTTGGACAGAGTGTAGTAGGTGCTCACAGAGTAATTAAGAGAGCAGAGCCTCCGCCAAAGCCTGAGCCGGTATTGATTCGCAAAGAGTATACTGCTGGCATTAGCAACAACAGATTGTATGTTGATGTTAGCTATCTATACGAGGATGAATACGACAATCGGACAGAGCAAGTTGGATTCATTCAAGCACAGAGCGGGGCAGAACTGGAGGAAATCTTGCGCGTAATTAAGGAGAAGATTGATGAGTAAGAAAGTGAAGAAGAAGTACGTGAAGAAAGGTACTATCAAAATGTTTGATGGTATGCCAGTGGTTGATGCTACTGAGGATATTGAAATCAATATCACGGCAGCAGATGTAAGGAACTCAAAGAAGAAAGACCCCGGTGGTTGTGCCGCTGCTGTAGCTGGTAAGCGTGAATTGCATACTCCGGTCAAGGTATTCTTGAGCAGAGTGTATGTGAAGAACCCAAAGAAAGCAGAGTGGGTTCGATTCATCACACCGAGTTCTGTTGCAAGAGAGATTGTCTCATTCGATAGGTCTAGCTTGTTTGAGCCGGGAGAGTATAAGTTCAAGGCACCGGGTAAGACAGCACGGTTAGGATATGATACTCGTCGTCGTCCCAACAATGACCATGATAGGAAAAAGAAGAAGCCTCACGTTACAGCTAACGTGAGACTGTCTGCTAAGGGTTCCTATCAGAACGAAAGAGCTAAGTGAAGTTTGCGAACGTGATTCACATGGTTATGTTTCAACATACTATGGCGAATCAGCCGGCTCAGATTGTCCAGTATGTTAACCCATATTGGACAATCCGAGAAGGTGTAAAGATTCAGCCGTTTGAGATAGTAAAGAGAGAACTTAATACTAAACCGAAAAAGTTAGAAGATAAGATTAAGATGATGTTATCTGCTAGTGATATTGAAAGGTTGTTTAAGTGAGCAAAGTTAATATCGTAATGGATGCAAGTCAATATGATATGTTTCTATTGTGTCCACAAAGGTTCCACAATAGATACAATCTTAACCTACAGGCACCAGTTAAGAAGATGCAATTGGACCGTGGTACTGTAGTGCATGTAGGTGCTGAGACATACTATGAAGCATTGAAGAATGGTGCTAAGTATCAGGATGCTGTCGTAGCCGCTTTGAGCAAGATGAGAGAAGCTAGCGTATTCAGTGACCTTGAACCAGAGATGGTTGACCGCTGCTTAGATGTGATGGAAGAATACTTCGATTACTGGCGTGTAGCAGACCAGAGCTTGAACATCGTAGGTGTTGAACAGCCATTCATTTACAAGCTGTATGAGGATGATGAAGTACGTATTCATATGGCTGGTAAGATTGACTTGATTACTAGTGACAACAAGTATACAAACTTACCGACTGACCACAAGACTTATGACAGAAGCTTTGAACTTACGAGGATGAGTAATCAGTTTAAGAATTATACTCATGCTCTTAAGAGTAACTACTTAGTAGTAAACCGCATTGGTTTCCAAAAGACATTGAAGCCGCACGAGAAGTTTCTCAGGCCAATGCTTAGCTTTGACCCATTGGTATTTGAACAGTGGACGCACAATGTAGTGCTGAACATTATGCACTATCTACAGTGTGCAGCTACTAATGAATGGCCAATGAATGAAACGTCTTGTGATAAGTTCCATCGTAAGTGTGAGTACCTTGATGCCTGTGATGCTTCGGGTATCGAAGCTAAGATGTATAAGTTAAGCAGAGACTTTGTAACCGTAGAACCTTGGGACGTAAGCAAAGTGCTACGTAAGGCTACGGAGGTATTAGCAGATGCTCAGAAAGCTCCAGAGATTCAAAGTGAAGACGGTGTTAGTAGCTAGTGTTGATGTATTTCATGGTGAAATAATTGTTGGTACTGGTCTGTCATTTTGGGATGGCGAGAACTTACTAACAGATATTATAGGTTTGGATGGTAGCATATTGCCAACTGATTGGTATACCATTCATACTATCGGAGAGCCGCAACTAGCAATCTATTCGGAAACATTGCATTAAACTTTGGTGAACTATGACAGCGAAACACACTCATAAACTCAAGAGGCATATCTATCCTAAGACTAAAACGGCAGTATATTTCTGCACACTACCTGACTGTCACTTCAAGATTGAATGTGCAATGGCTCTAGGTAAGAAAGCTATCTGCAATCTTTGTGGTGATGAATTTATTATGACGGAGTATGATTGCAAACTACTCAGACCTCATTGCCTTAAGTGTGGCAAGATAAAGGTGGCTAGTTCAGATGGGAAAAACAGATATGTCCGGCGCGGAAGTATGCCTGTCATGGCTGCACTCGCTGAAGATACTACTGCTGATTTGCGGTCACGTCTTAGTAACGCCATTTCAAATACTGTGGACGAAGATATTTAGATGTCACCACGAGACAATGATTGTGATTGGTAAGAAAGGTCGTACACACTTAGAGTGTATTAAGTGTGGATGGGAAAGTGAAGGGTGGTACTGGTGATACGTAGAGATTTTCTTAAGATACTGTTAGCTACTACATCAGCGGCTACTATGGACTGGGAGAAGTTCCTGTGGTTGCCAGGTGAGAAGAAGATATTTATTCCTCCTGTAGAAATATTTGGGGAAGCTAACTATAATATTGCCATTCCATCTCTCTGGACTGTTGGTCGTAGCTGGTACGAAAGAAATCCAGATTTATGGAATGTTGATGAGAACAGTTTAACATATAGAATTATTGATAGAACTGAGGCAATTAAGAGAGGTATTCTCAAGAGAGGTCAAGGTCTTGAAGATATTGATACTTATATGAAACGGCAGATTGAACTCTCGAAGGAGAAGAAATGAACAAGCCATTGCTGAGTGACCAGGTACAGGAGTTCATTGATTGGTTAAAAGAAAGAACTGATTTTGGTGATTGGAATCCTAGACTTCAGGTTGAAGTTCACAAGAAGCTAATTGAATGTTTGATTAGTGTGCCAGCAGAGCAATGTAATGAGCGTTGGGCTGGTTATAATAGATGTATAAAGCCATTAGGGCATTCAGATGCACATATTACAAGCGGTGGATTTGATTGGATACCAGTTGAGCCACGAACAGCAGCAGGGAGTTTAGATTGAAAGCCAGTAGCATTAGTCTTGCAGGTCCAACGTCATTCTTATTCAAAGCCCCTTGGGGATTTGGTAAGACCATAGCCGCTGCTTCATTCGCATTAGGTGGACCAACGTATCTAGCTTATTGGGATAAGAAAGCACCGAGAGAACTGATAACCTTCTATCGTAAGCTAGGCGAGAAAGGTAAGAAGGTTCTCGACAATCTTGAGTTTGACGTATACGGTTCATCGAATGCCAATGACTATCTAAACAAGGTCATTGATATGAGAGGCAACTGTAGGTATACAGCATTCATTACTGACTCAGTGACCACGTTAACGGCTGGTGCTGTCAATTGGTCATTAGGTTTCAATGATAAGGGTAAAAGGGTTGAAAAGAAGACAGACAATCCTCAGCAGATTATTCCACAGTTTGATGAGTATAAAACTGAGACATCCTTTGTATCTCAGGCTCTTGACATTTGCAGAACGTTGCCTTGTCATGTCATTTGGACTGCACATCCATTGCCAGGTATTAAGATTGAAGGCTCTGGCAATTCAATGAAAGTATCTAAAGTAAATCCTATCGTTACCTACGGTAGCAAAGTAGCCGGTATCGTACCGGGTGAGTTCTCTGAAATCTACCAATTTACCAAGACAGCAGACTTCAGCTCTGGTTCTCAGAAGATTAGATACAAAGTATCTACTGAAGCTATTGGTGATGATTATGCCAAGTCAAGTTTAGGCTTGCCAATTGAGCTTGACATTACAGACCGTCTATTCTATGAGGTTTGGATTGAAGCTCTTGAGCAAGTCAATCAAGCTTTCACTGACAGCATGAACAAGGAGAAGAATGAAGTAGTAACTACACCAACTCAACCCAACGTATTTAATCCACAAACCTTACCAATCACAAACCAACCGACCAAAATCTGGGACAGCGAATTAGGAGCATACAAATGAGAGGCGTACTTACTCCGGACGACTTGAAGAAGGGCGACCTTGCAGAGAACGGCTGGCATCCAGCGCAAATCAGCGACTACGATGAGAAGGACGCTGATACTGATGGCAGCACCAACTGTAATTTCTACTTCAAGATTATTGATGGACCCAACAAGGGTGTAGTAGCACGTCGGTTGTTCAATGAGAAAGCCTTGGGATTTGGCAAGGCTCTGTTCGGTGTTCTCTTTGGACCGCCTGACCCAGTAAAGGGATATACTGCTGACCAGCTCAATACCGAGTCATTCAAGGCTCAGGTCGGTAAGAATCTCATGATTTATATCAAGCGTGGTAAGAGCAACAAGGGCAACGAATTCAACGACGTTGTTGACTTCAGGCCAATGGCGTAAATAGTTATGGGAGAATGGGTTGAAACGAGTTATCAGAAATGGACTTATTTCAACCCATCTCTATTTAATAGGTTAGAGCTTTACTTCGATATGAAGGAGTTGGTGAGAGTTATGAGTGAGAATGAATGGCCTGCAATTGCTGGACAAGGTAGCTATGGTGCCGACTCACCAAAGATGATTCATCAGCCAAGTCTAAAGCAGAGACTCGATATGGCTGTTAACGAGGCAGAGAAGAAACTTGCTGATGTGAAGCGTGCAAGAGAAATCTTTGACAAGAATCCTGACCTAGAGGAACTCTTGAACATCATGCAGCGCGGTAGGTTCTAAACGTTTGCGGCTTCTGAATCCTCAGACACTATGAAAAGATTAGGATAGACTCAACACAGTCCCGTGTGATTGAGGCTGGCTATAGTCCTAGTGGCCGCTCTTTCAAGGAGATTAGTATGATGGATTTGTGGATGTACTACGAGACAGATGGTGACTCTGGTTATTACAACATTAAGCTATTCAAATCCAAGAAGATAGCTGAAGATTATAAGCGTTCAAAGAATGATGCTTATGGTCAGCTAGATACAATTGGAGTTAATGATAACGAGCCGGAGTCACCTATTCAGGAATGGAAATGCCCTGAATGTATGGGACCAATGGCAGCCAGAGCTAATAGACAGACAGGTCAGAAGTTCTGGGGCTGTAAGAAGTATCCTGAATGCAAAGGTACTAGAGACAGTGAGGGCTTAAGCAGAGATGAACGTGAAGCATTAAAGAATAAGGATAAAGAACCTGTTGAACAAGACCCAATGTTTCGGTTTGAACGACGTAGATGAAAGCACCTCCTGTTAAATCAACATGGGTTGAGAGAGCTATTGAGATACATCAGTTTCATGTTCATCAACTAAAGAGTGAAGCTAGCTGGACGGTAGAGAAGACAGCAAAGGCTTTGAATAGAAGTATTGGAAGCGTTAGTCAAGACTTACTTATTGCACGCTGGCTCAAAACACACGATAAACAATTAAAGCGTTGTTCAAGCATGAGGGATGCTCTTGCGTTGATACGCATGAAGTGTCGTGAAATGCAATTGGAGGATATAGAATGATAGACGAATCCGGTTGGGCATTCGATGAGATAGTGTTAAAGACTGGAACAGTAATCTATGCCAATAGACGTATCCTTGGTATCTGTCCAGCCGGTAGGATGACTAGTGGTTCGCCTATCACTGGCGGCTATGATGACGTAGTTCATTTGAATGAGTATAGCGTGGATGATAGCGTCTACATTCCAAAGTATACGAAGTGTGAGCTATATGAGATTGCTGATATAGCCATTGCAAGATGGAATCAGTTCAAGCGAGATGTCGTTAACGGAGTTCATAAGACGAAACCAGATGCCATCACATCAAAAGAGAGTAGCTAAGAATTATGATAGTCTATGCAACAAGTGTTTGCTTAGACCAAATGAGGATTGGAATGATGAGGCTAGGTGGCCTAATCTCTGTGAAGTGTGTACTTGGATGAGACATCTAAGAGACAAAGTAATCAGCACGATTCCGGCTTCTATTGTTAGCAAGATGACTGAGGAAGAAAAGAAACAATGCCACGTTACGTAGGAGGCATTGGTCCATTAGAACCTAATCTAATGGCTATTGGTGAAGCACCAGGGGCGCAAGAGCACGAGACTGGTATTCCATTCTCAGGTCCAAGTGGTGAGATATTAAACGATTGCTTTCGTAAAGCCGGTATCAGCCGGAACGAAGTCTATATTACGAATGTATGCAAGTATCAACCACCGATGAATGACTTGAAGAAGCTTCATCTGATAGGGGTAGATATCAATGAGGAATCTCGTAAGCTATGGGAAGATGAAATTAAACCTCGTAGACCCAAATGCATATTGGCTATTGGCGATACTGCTCTTGAGCATACTACTGGATTTACTGGCATACTTAACTATCGTGGGTCTATTCTCACGGCTAAAGATGGTGTTACTAAAGTAGTTCCAACGTTACATCCAGCCGCTCTGTTTAATAGAGGAGACAAAGGTGGACTTGAATACACATATATCAAACTCATTGAAGCAGATATTGCAAGAGCAGTTGAAGAATCCCGAACAAGGGAGCTACACTTACCTAGTCGAGAACTCGATACTTGTCAAAATTCACTTGAAGCTTACAGATTCTTCGAGAAATATAAAAACCTTGACAAAGCATCTGTTGACATTGAGTCTATTAATTGCGTGCCTGTTTGTATCGGTTTCGCTTTCAACAAACACCACGCAATTAGTATTCCTTTGCTTCGCGCAGTTGGTAAGCATAAGCTTACTGATATGGGAGATTATGAACTGGATGAAATATGGAGACTAATTGATAGCCAGCTCAGACGGCTA